ATGAATTTATATTCTGCTATGTTTCCCCAGGTTAAAGTTAAATGTATCGATATCAAAGATGGGTTGGCACACCTTCGACAAGGTAAAAAAGAAATGCCTATTCTTCTTAATCAAGAAACTTTGAATATGTCTCAATGGGAGGTTCGCAGTGTTTGAATATAGATGTGAATTATCACGGGTGGTTGACGGGGATACGGTTGATCTATGGGTAGACCTTGGATTTAATATCAGGGTTCATGAACGGTTTCGCTTAGCAGGGATAGATGCCCCAGAATCACGAACCAGAAATATGACTGAAAAAGCATTGGGGATTGCCGCCACTGAATTTCTAAAACAAACTATTGAGATGGAAGCTCAAGAACTTAAAGTTCAAACTGAAAAAGATAAGAAGGGTAAATATGGTAGATGGATAGGTACTTTATTTATGCGTAATGTTAAGGGTGAATGGGAAAATCTTAATGCGTTGATGGTGACTTACGGACACGCAATTTACAAAGAATACTAATGAACAAAGTGCAAAGCAGATTGTTGGATGAAATTATGGAATCCGAGAATGAGCCTGACTTGAATGATTGGGAACGTAAATTTATTGATGACCTGTTTAACAGGGGTGATGACCATGCGCTAACTACCCACCAGAATAAAAAATTGATTGAAGTTCATGCAGGGGTATGTTGGAAATAGCAGGGTGAACCTACTAGGGTGAACTAGGGTAAACCACAACATACGGTGCAACTCTTTTGGACGGTGGCATATATTGTAGGGGATGGGGAATGGAACAAACTAAGATTGAGTCTTTAATCGAGACTAGCACAGATATGACCGCAGCATTTCTTGTTTCATGGATGGTAATGCTTTGGTTGATTCCCGTATTGTTTCCAGGCTATGTTTCGACAGCAGAAGCAGGGGCAGCATTCGGGGTGGTTATGGTGTTCACTGTGACTTCTTTTATTCGGAGATACCTGACAAGAAGATTTTTTGCACGGGGTTTCCATCTGGTAATTCATAAAATAATATCGAGGTTTTTTAAATGAAGATTATTGGTATCACAGGCAAAGCAAAAAGTGGGAAGGATGAAATGGTGGTACAGTATTTCAAACGGGTAAATCATCCGTTAGCTCAGAAACATGCTTTTGCTGATGAACTGAAACATTCTGCTGCTGCTTTTTTCAATGAGCCTATCGGCAAATTCTACGAAAACAAGGATGATATTTCTGAACAGTGGGGAATCAGTTACCGTGAAATGTTGCAAAAGCTTGGAACCGACTTTGCGCGGAATATGATTAACGAAGATTTTTGGGTGGAAACTTTGGAAGCTAAATTAAAAGGTATTCCTTCTGCTATCCAGTTGGTTTTTATTCCTGATGTCAGATTTGATAATGAAGCAAAATGGATTCGTTGGACAGGTGGGGCAGTGATCGAAATAATAAGGGAAGGGCATTTATCTTTGGAAGGAACCGAAGCAGAGCATTCTTCTGAAGACGGAGTTTCTGAAAAGTTGATTGACTACAGAATACTTAATAATACAAGTGTTGAAGACCTGGGTTGGAAACTGGACAAATTTATAAGCACTATGACAACCTTGCAAGTAGTTTGATACTAAGATCAAAAATAACCTGACAAATAATTTTTGGTTGTGTTATACTGATAGTATGAAATCAAATTTAAGGTGAATAATGTCTAGCATGACTTTTGGAAAATTGGTGGAAGCTCAGCAGGGTAAGGTACAAGAATCCCTGGAACTGGCTGTTGCCTCAGATTATGAAATTCCCTTTGGAAAGCATAAGGGCATGACCCTATCTTTGCTGATGGAACAGCAACATAGTTATTGCATGTGGTTAATCAATCAAGAAGAATCCAAGAACAAATATTTCAATGAAACCTGCAAGAACATTAAAATTATTTTAGCTGCTGATCAGGCAGAGATTGAAGGTGGGGTGATTGATCTTGGGGCAGAGAATCCGAATAAAAAAGTTGAAGGGGGCTACCCGTCTAGTGGGAATATGATGCCGCCGAAACCAGAAATTATACAAGCTGAAATTGATAAAATTGATGGGGTTCCTTTAGTCGAAGGGCTAGGGCATGTACATGTTGACTTTGCAAAAGACTCAGATACAAATGGGATTTATGAAACTATGGGAAATCAAGCAGATATTGCTAATGGATTATTGATGGGTAAACTAAGTGACCTTCTTGCACAAGTAAGCCTGGGTGATCTTAGTTTTGAATTTGGAGAAGCAGACATTGATGTTTGGCTTAAGTTAGTAAGTGAACTTGAGAATCATGGGATTGATGCCTTTGTGGTTATTTCAACGAAGCATTCAAAAGATTCTAATAACCAACGTATCAAAAAGATAATCCCAAACACTAAAAATTTAAAGGCACTGAAGGGGGTGCTTCCACATGCCTAAGTTGCTTTCAAAATTACATACGGGAACGGTAGAGCATACAATTATTTCTCTGCTGACTCTTTGCCCTGTCTGTGACGCTTCATCTGATGTTCATGACAATGGAGATTCATTCCATGTTGAGTGTCCCAAGTGTGGGGTAATCGGGTACAGGTACGAAACCGAAAAATTAGCAGTGAGGGATTTTAGATTCCATTATGGTATTCCGAAAATTAAAAAAATTGCGTTAGAAAATTATCCAAAGTAATTGATGAATCCCAGGTAACTGATTTGTTGATCAAGTATTGGAAAGATAATGATAGGGCAATGAATTACCTGAAGAAGAGATTTCCAGATGGGGATGCAACAGGTGATTTTCTAAAGGGGATAATCGAACTACGATGATGAAAGTTGGAAAAAATATTTCACTTCAGTACACCAATAATATTGTGGCTACTGAAGTTGGTCTTCATTGGGATATGCGGCTGATGAATTTAGCCCTTCATGTTTCGCAATGGAGTAAAGACCCACGGACAGGAGTTGGGGCAATTATCGCAAACGGTAAACGGGAAATTGATATTGGATACAATGGATTCCCAGAAGGAATTTCAGATTTGAAAGAACGGTTGGATGATTACGATCTAAAACATCAGTTGATTATTCATGCTGAGAAAAATGCAATGGACAATTCAACTAGAAATTTGGTGGGCAAAACTTTGTATGTGACCTACCCCCCGTGTGTACCTTGCACTGTAAGTATCGTAAGCAGGAAATTAGGAAGGGTGGTATGCTTAGAATCATCCCCTGAGAAAATGGAAAAGCATCATGTGGATATCGAACTTTCCAAAGAACTTTTTATAGAAGCAACAATTAGGTTTGATATTTATGGCTGATCATCTTTGGGTGATTATAAATAAGGTAGAAGCCCTGACTCAAATCAGGAAGTGGGGAAGCAAGCCCCTGGTTTTTAGCTGCCCACATTACAAGTATTTCAGCACTCATCTTCATCCGTTGATTAAGCACGATAGTAAGAAGGGTGAGTTTTTTGGGTCTGAAGATTACCGCAAATTAATGTCAAAAACAGCTTGACAAATATTTATCCATAGTTTAAGCTGTATGCATATCACTTAAAAAACCAGGAGGTTGCAAAGTGAATTTAATTAACCTTTTCACATCAGGACAAATTGATAAAACGTCTACCATTAATAGTAATGGTGGCAAAGGTCATACCCTGATTGAAATGAAAAAGAATGGGATTAATGTCCCTACTGGTTTGGTTATACCTACTGACATTTGTAACCAATACCGCAAAGCGGAATCCACAGGTAAGACTCTCATACTTGATCAAGTAATTGATGCAGTTATGGAAGCACTGGATACCCACATCTACCCCGATGCAAATCATAAGCTTGTATCTGTTCGTTCTGGTGCGCCTATTTCAATGCCTGGAATGATGGATACTATCTTGAATGTTGGGGCAGGTTATGAAGACTCTGGATTAGAGAAAAATCTGAAAGCAGATTGCCGTAGACGTTTTGTTGAAATGTATGCGGGTGTTGTTATGGAACACAAAGGCAAAATTGATGACCCTGTAAAATGGATGAAGACCATCAAAAAACACATTCCTGAATTGCGGGATATCATCCGTAATTCAATTGAAGCAGTTTGGAATTCTTTTGATAATGAGCGTTGTACCCACTATCGAAAGATGAACAAGATTCCTAACGATATGGGAACTGCTGTAATAATTCAGTCTATGGTTTTCGGAAACTTCAATGATAATTCTGGTTCAGGAGTTATGTTTACTCGTGACCCCAACACTGGTGCAAAGAAAATCTTTGGAGACTTCCTGACTAATTGCCAGGGTGAAGATGTTGTTGCAGGTGCAATCACTGCCCCCCCGATTTCAGAAATGAAAACGTGGAACATCGATCTTTACAATGAACTGGTTGAAATTGGTGAAGGTCTTGAAAAGAAAAATAAGGATTTGCAGGAAATTGAATTCACTGTTGAAGATGGTGTACTGTCGATTCTGCAAACTCGTAATCCGTTACGGTCTTCATATGCAGAAATCAGGATTGCCCTTGATCTTCTGGATGAAGGAATCATTGAAGAGTTGGGTGATAGAATTACTGAAGGGACGTTTATGAAACTTCGGGTTCCTGTTCTCCCTGCTGATTTCAAAAAGAAAGCCACTGCAAAAGGTATTGGTTCTGGTTACTTCGCAACAGGCAAAGCTGCTTATTCCGTGAAGGAAGTTATGGATAGTGTTGAAGCTACAATTCTGGTTGCTGAAGAAACTACCCCTGATGATATTAAGGCAATGGAAAAGGCTGAAGGTATTTTGACCTATAAAGGTTCTGCTACTTGTCACGCTGCTGTTGTTGCCCGTGGAATGAACAAGCCCTGTGTTGTGGGTTGTCCTGATGCAGAAGCAGCATTATCAGGTGATGCACCTTCTTATGTTTTGATCGATGGTCAAACTGGTAAAGTTTATATTTCCACTAAGCCTTTTGAGCTTGATTTTTCAACCAACATTCCTGTTGAACTTTTGGGCAGTCTTTTTGAAGTTGCCATTACACAAGAAGATTGGATTCTGGTTGAGAACTATGAAGAAGCTTTGAGCCTTGAAGATTACATTTATAAAATCGGGGTTCCAACTAAAGATTTGACTTCTAATGAACTGGCTGATTTGGCTGATCGTTTTGATAAGGTTGTTCTGATCAACCCTGAGCGTAGGGACAAGGTTAGTAATTTCCTGGGTACTCCGAATCCTGAAGGAATGGAAACTGCCCGTGAACTGGATGAAACGATTTGTAATAATCCTGAAATGACTAACGTATTTTTTGATTCAGGAAAGTGGGTAACTGAGCAAGTTGCAAAAGCATATAAGACTATGGCTGATGTCATGAACCCTGATTTCATTGGATACATTGAGAAAGATTTTATTGATAATGTAATGGGTGATGCTGAAACTTTTGAAAAAATCAGTGCTCAACTTGGATTGTCTTCAAGGGTTGTTGCAATGGAAAGTGCATTAGGTCTTCTCGAAAAACGAATTCATATAGGGTAGACTCGTGACACTTTTTTTGATGATAGCTTTATTTATGGCATTAGCTTGCCCCAAGTGTGGGGGGTTATCGTGGATTAAATTTGAAACAGATTCGGTAGTGCAACATTGTGTTTGTGGACTGAACAAGTTTCTGTACCTTAAAATAGATGGAACTACTCTCACCAGGGTTCCCGTTACAGTCGGTACGGTTGTGCTTCCTGTCAGGGGAAGTCAGCTTTCACAAATTTTAGGATGCTTGGTAGGTCTGGGGGATTTAACTTCCCAACAGATTGCTAGGCAACTGAGTATCACAGTAGACAAGGCAACAACCAATCTTTCTATTTTGCGGAAGCGTGGATTGATTACAGCCTTGGTAGATCGAAAAGGAAGGTTGGGTGGTTCCTTGTGGGCTGCTCATAAAGTAGTAATAACCAAATGGCACGGGGGCAAATAAAATGGCTTTAGTTCTTGGGATGAATTTAGAAAAGGATAATGAAATCTGGGTGGGTGATTTACTGATAACCATCGACAAGATTTTAAATCCGAAGCAAACTCAGATTACAGTTCACGGGAAATATATGACTCAGCAATTGGTTATCAATGATTTGAGATATGTTCCTGTTACTACCGATGTTAAAATGATGTTGGGAACTGATACGAATCGTGATGGATTTTGCAGGGTGTTAGTTGATGCCCCTAGAAATATACCGATTGATCGTGGGCAGAAAAAAAACCAAGGTTAGGTGATGCTGCACAAATTTAGCAAAGGGGCTAAGGAAGATTTATTAGCCCTGGAAAATGAACATACTTATGCTGATGTGCTTTCGTACATTCAGAAGGGAAGCCCCTGTGATCATAAACTAGGGAACATAAGATATAACAATCTTGTTATTAATCGAATTGGCAAGGAAATTGTTGGGGTGACTCTTTTTCACCTAAGCAAGTATGCACGATATTTTATTTTTAAATGTAACGTGTGTTTTGATTCACACACAATTGAAGTTGGAGACCCTTGCAGTTTTTGTGATGGGGCAGGATGTAAAGACTGTAAGGAAGGGTTGGATTTTAAATTAATAGCTTGCCCGAATTGTACGGGTTCGCAAATCGTAGGGGATAGAAATGAATGGTCAGATAGAAACAAAATTGCTAGGTCGCAAAGTCACGGTAATGGGAGGCCCATACCGCGAAAAGCCAGAAGGAATCAGGGGCGTAAAACTCGCACAAGAAATTAATGCTGCTTGTGATGTTCGGTTAGATATTCCTGATTTTGGAATTCCCGCAGTACATGCAGTTGATGATGCCCTTTTTCAGACTTTGAAAGTTCTGTGTGAAGATGGTGTGATCTATCTTGGGTGCGCGGGGGGCATTGGCAGAACAGGAATGTTCATGGCTTTGCTGATGAAGACAATTGGGATTCTAAATCTGGAAGCCGAAGAAAAAACTTGGTGGTGCAGGTTTAAAAAATTCTTTGGTGGTAGCCCAAATCATTCAGACCTGGGGATGCGAAATTTCCCTGTGCAATGGGTGCGGGAAGAATATCTTTCCACTGCGGTTGAAACTGATGAACAATATTCTTTTGTCAGTCATTATGACCCCACAGAAATGTTGGCTATCCGTGATCGAATTGATAATTGCATGGATATTGTCAGGTAAATTAATTTGATATTAAGTGCAAATAAACTGACAAATAATTTCTGAGTGTGTTATACTCTCAGTATGAATAATTACTTTAACGAAAGCCACACCCCCACAGCAAAAGAAACTGCTGTTCTGGCGGGTATCGCTCAGTCAGCACGTATCCAGAAACGCATAGATGAAATGAATGCGGAAGATGCTGCTGCTGCTCAAGTTGCTGCATATGAACTTGATCATTTTTCGTATCACAACTAGGAGGTTTTATGATTCTCAGAGATTTAAAAAATTCAATGCTCTTTAAGGCTTGCGAATACAGCAAGGTAAAAGTGGGCATGGATAAATTTATTTCTGTTAATACCAAATCAATGATTCAACCTGAAGAAGATATAATCAGGTTCTATCTTGGTGCTCACGTTCTGGGTGTCGTTGAATCCAAATATGGGATTGATACTGACCTTCCCGCAGACGTTGAAGAATTGGTCAAAACACATCATTCAAATATGGAAGATGTTTTCTTTCGTATCTTCACTTACATCCTTTTAATTTCTGTGGGCGAATCGCGTCACGGGAAAGTGCATTCTAAAACTGCCACAATTTTAAAGCAGTATGGTATGGATGTTAAGAATTTTGGTACTGTTACAAACGGCAAGAAAAATCGTTCTGGTTCACGGGATGAATTCCTTTCTTGTGATAGAGACCTTCTGGATTTTTCCCGCTACTGTGATTGGATGTTTGTTAATTGTTTTGCAGGTATGGGTTCTTACGGTGGGCAAAGATGGAAAAACATTAGCCAGAAAGTTACCCAGGTTCTTGAAGGTGAAATTTCACCCTTCACTATGGTTGATGTTGCGTGGGCTTTGGTTCACAACACAGGTTCAATATTCAACAAGAACACAATTTACAATCATGAACTTCACGGTTCTGGTCTTACCCAATTACTTGATATGCAACGTGGGGGCGCAATCCCTGCTTTGATCATGCATCTTTCTAAATATAATTCTGAGTGTTCAGGATTCGCTATTAACGATAATCTAGTAAATGATTTTGTAGGTGAAGTTAATGCTGCTGCTGTAGTTCTAGGGAAGAATTTTTATTCTTACGTTTCCCCCACTGTGATTAATGAAGCAGGGGCATTATGTAAACATGTATTCAAGAAAGATGAAGAACCAAAAAGTTCTGATTCCGATTCTGATTCTGGTGATGATTTTGAATTATCGGGTCACATAGATTTGGGGGTTATCAAAATCCCAACCCTAAAAAGGAAGGGGGCTTAAAATGAGTAAGGTACATGACCTTTGGAAAAACCCTGCGAAGAAAAAGAAGAAATCTAAGAGTACAGATTATTCGGTTTCTTGTTGGTCTAAGCATCCTGTTTATAAAATCGGCAAGTGGGAAATCGTTGGTGGAAGTTGTACCAGTAATTACCCTGATGTTGATGTTTTTATTGCCCTGGATGGTGGGGGCAGAAAAGGAAAACGGTCTTATCCTTGGAATGATGGTGTAGATATTTATTTCAAGGTAGCAGATATGGGTGTTCCTGAAGACCTGAGTGAATTCAAAAACCTTCTGTCTTACACTGCTACGGCAATGAAAAAAGGCAAGTCTGTTTATGTGGGTTGTATCGGTGGGCATGGTAGGACAGGATTATTTCTAGCTGCCCTGACTCAAGTTATGATCGGGGATAAAGATTCGATTACCACAGTGAGAGAAAATTATTGTGTCAAAGCAGTGGAATCTACCAAGCAGATTAATTGGCTGCACAAACATTTTGGAATCAAGAAAGTTAAGGAAAGCAAACCTTCCTTGTCTTCGGTTTGGGGAAGCAAGAAAACAACCGCATCTGGTTCTAGCTTTTTAAGTGATTCCCCTGGTCTTCCTTTTGGAACTGATCTAACTGAAAATTGGATTACAGGTATGGTCACAGACAACAAGCCACAGAAATATTTATGTGCTAAAGGCACTTCACTGATCGTAAATAAGGATTGACAAATACTTTAGACTCGTGGTAAGATGGGTCTTGAACTAGGAGGTTATATGCTACAAATTCAGAAACCAGATTTAGACAGTAATGAAGCAGGTATCACTGCCCCACTTCGGAAAGCTCTGAAGGGGTACGGTAGTACCACGCTCAGTTCTATGACCTTCAATAAGTTGGTGGGCAAGGATGTTCTTAAAGCTATCAAAGCTTTGGGCAAAAATTATGAACTGACTATTTCTTCTGGTGTTTCACAATTTAATATTGGGTCAGACCAGATTAAAACTTTTCTGCCTAGTGATTTGAATTATCAGGCGAAAGCTAATCTTATTAAGTCTGGGATTGAACTTCATTTGGGAATTGGGGATGCTGAGCAAAGTGTTTATGATTCTCTTTTCGATGATGTACCTGATGATGAACCTACTGAAAATCCAGGGGTTGCAGTGGCACACAAACAAATTGAAAAAGAAGCAACTGGTGTTGTTTCGGTTCCTGCGTTGAAAGATGCGCTAACATTTTATGAGCCTGTACTTTCAACTGGTGTTGGTTCGCGTTACGTGTTTGTTGCACGGGAAA